CAGATGTTTTGCATAGTAACGACCGTATTCACTGCATCTTCTTGCTCCCACAATAGCAATACTTTTCTTATCTTCCGGTGGCAGACTGCCCTTATAAAAAATTCCATAAGGTGGCTTATTGATATATAAAAGACGTTTCGGATAGTTTTCATCCTCTCTTGTTACAAGATACAGTCCGCTTCTTTTTAAATTCTCCCATGCTTCTTCTAAGTTCCATGCTTTTTTATAGGTAAGAACAGACTTCACATCTGCTTCGGTAATGCCCGGAATCTGCACTAATTCCTTTTCTGACATGTCATATAAGACTCCTGCACTTCCGGCAAAACGAAACAGTTTTTCCACTTTTCCGGTTCCAATGTTTTCTGCCATCTGTGCCATACACGCCAGCCAGTATTTATATTTCATTCCATTTATCCCTCCCAGAATTTCTTATCTACATTCCGATAACAGACCGCCTCACTTAAATGTCTGGTTAGGATTTCATCTGAACCGTCCATATCTGCAATGGTTCTCGCCACCCGCAAAATCCTATGATAAGATCTGGCTGTCAATTCCAGCTTCTGATAAATGCTTTCCATATACTGTTTTTGTTTTGTCGATAATCTGCAATATTTTGTCAGTAATGCCGCCGGAATTCTACTGTTATAACGAATATTAGTTCCAGCAAACCTTTGCTGCTGCCGCTCCATAGCTGCAACCACCCTTTTTCTGATTTCTGCCGAAGTCTCCTGATACGGATTTTCTTTAATTAAATCCTGATATTCCACACGCTTTGTCTCTACACAGATATCAATTCTGTCCAATAAAGGCTGACTGATTTTCTTTAAATACTGTTCCACCATTCCTTTCGTGCAATGACAGCGGTTCAAATCCGGATAATATCCACACCGGCAGGGATTCATGGCAGCCACCAGCATAAAATCCGACGGAAATTCATAATTTCCGGCAAGCCTTGCAAGCTTTACACAGTGTTCTTCCATAGGCTGTCTTAAAATTTCCAAGGTTTCCCGCCGGAACTCCGCTAGCTCATCTAAAAAGAGCACACCCGACAGACGAGCCGTTCAATAACAATTATCGAAACGCTACCATCTGAAAAAGTCAGATACGACCATATTTCAAAAGCTATCCCCACGGGGTACTATCTTCTACCCTGGGGACGGGGCAGTTACCCCGTTTTACCCCATCACAAAGCAGTGGGGTAACATAGCTTTTATTTCAAAAATAAACTGGAAATATTTTGTGAATACAAAATCAGATAATGAATATGAGTTTCTTCTTATATAAAAAGAACTTATAAAATGGTTTGGGGGCTTGGTCATCAAATTGTAACCTTACCCTCATTTATTATACACCACCAAACACCTGTTTGGAACCTTTTTTATTTCTATTTCGTTGTATTTTTTGTGAACAGCCTTACTGCTCTGCTCGTTCCGGGGCGTAGACAGTGAAAAGGTCGATGTAGTCATCCTCCGAAGTCAGATCTTCCTCCATGTCATACCGCACATAGTAATCTCGAATCATGTACCCCCGGTAAGGGTCAGACAAGGTATAAAGCTCCCTGGTAGAGAAATCAACCAAGCAATATCCCGTGGTACCAAGTCTGCTGTCATCGCCGTGGTTCTTCTGATCTACATAGAACTCCACCACTTTGTCCAGGCAAGTCTGGCAAAGGGAATCCTTCAGCTTATCGAAGTTAACCTCATCTTTGGCTTTGTAGTAAATTTTCGCATCGCTATAGCCACGGTTCGGCATTCCAGAAATCATCGCACTTCCGCAGCCCTCGCCATAAGAATTAACCCTCGTACTCGTGCCACTTTGACCGAACACCTCATTACCGTCATCATCAAAAGCTCTAACTTCGGTATCACTTATAGACAGGTCGTTCAGATGGATAATTCCTATCGAGTCCTTTTTTCCATAATACGACATAAGACTGCCACCTCCGTTGCCGCAGATGGAACAGTCCTCTTGACCAATATTGGACTCTACGGATAATTCATATTCTGGTTTTTCTTGCTGGGTTGCAGACTCCGCAGATTCACTGGATTGTCCGCAACCACAGAGTAAACAGGTCATAAGCACTGTAAGGAAAAAGGATCTACGTTTCATGGTGTCCTCCAAATGAAATAAGGACAGCCGCAACATCAGCCATCCTTACTTTCTTACGATTCCTTGCATATATGCTTCTACCAATGCCTTCTCCTGCTCGTTCATAGCATTCCAGGTAGTGAGAAGGCGTTTCTGCTCTTCTGTCAAATTTGGCAGTTCATCGTCCTCCGAGAAAAATTGAGCAAGGGTCATATCCAGCCCTTTGCAAATTTTCTCCAATGTCTGTATGGTTGGAACACTCTGCCTGTTCAGCAGTGTGGAAATTGAAGATTGCGAGATGCCAGATTTCTGGGCAAGGCGGTATCTGCTCATTTGCTTCTGTTCACACAACTGTTCTATTCTGTCAATGATATAGTTCTCAGCCGACAAGTAATCTACACCTCACTTCCGAAGTCTTTACCCATATTGTACTTGGAAATGGGGATTCTTATTAGATTGTCACTGACGAACCATTTTACTTTGGAGTTGCGATATATGTAGGTAAAAAAATAAGGTTGCGATTCCAGTATAGCATAATGTTATCGGCACGAAAACACTTTCATACAAAATACTTCGGCATTGCTATGCAAGTTGATACGCACTGCCGAATTAGATATAATTTTCTTTGGCTCTGCTATGCAGGGTACGGTACTGGTAACGACCCACCAGGATAGGAAGGGGGTGTTTCAACTGAAAGGGAAATTAGAGTTGTCTGCGAAATGGCAAGGGTCATCAAAAGCCGAAAAGCGAAAGGCTGCAAAGAACCGTATTAAAAATGCCTATGATAATGAAGCGGAGGTGGAAATCGTACCTGCCGTGTCCGAACTGGAGGCGGACAAACCAAAAATCATACGGGTTGCAGCCTACTGCCGAGTCAGCACTGATGAAGATGCCCAGGCTGGTAGTTATGAATTGCAAGTCCAATATTATACCGAACTCATCACTAGAAACCCGGACTGGGAGTTAGTAAAAATATATGCCGATGAGGGTATCTCCGGCACAAATGTCACCAAACGAATGCAGTTCCAGGAAATGATACGAGATTGCTACGATGGGAAAATTGATCTGATTATCACAAAGTCCATCAGCCGCTTTGCTCGTAACACCTTGGACTGCATTTCTTATGTCCGGCAATTACGAAGCCTTGAACCTCCTGTGGCAGTGTTTTTTGAAAACGAAAATCTGAATACCACTGACCGAAGGAACGAGGCGTTCATCGCCATGCTCAGTAGCGTGGCACAGGGTGAGTCAGAGAATAAATCCGAAGCTATCAAATGGTCAATCAAGCGGCGGTTTCAAAAAGGACTGCCACTCTGCCCGACTTGGGCACTCCTCGGCTATACCACAGACGATGATGGGAATATGGCTGTTGTGGAAGACGAAGCCGCCGTGGTTCGCTTCATCTACGAGAACTACTTGGATGGATGGAGCGTTAAAGAAATTGCTGATGAATTGACACGGCTCGAAATCCCCACGGTCAAAGGAATGGGGAAATGGAGTGTGGGAACGCTCTATAGTATGCTCCATAATGAACGCTACTGCGGCGATGTCGTTATGCAAAAAACCTACACACCAGACTGTCTGTCCCATCGTTCCGTAAAGAACCGTGGTCAAGAACGCAAGTACATTATGCGTGACCACCATCCAGCTATCATACCACGGCAACAATGGGACGAGGTGCAGGAATGCTTAAGGACCCGGCGTAGAAAGCGCAAAAAGCAAGTCAGCCAGGATACACCTGTGACCCTCCAGTTCATCAGACGAGGGCGAATGAAAGGATATCTTGTCCTTGACCCGCAATGGTCAAAACGTGATGTACCAAAAATCCAAGAAAAATTACAAAAGAGAGGTAATGTAAAATGTTAGAGAATTTCCAGGTAATCGAGATCAAAAAGACTGTAGCACAGAAAGAGGCTCCGCTGAATGTTATCGTGGAGCCGAAACGCATCCGCTTTGTCAAAGCTGTCGTTGAGGTGCTGGGCTATCCGGCGTATGTCCGCTTCCTGTTCAACCCGGAAACCCGCCAGTTCGCCGTACAGGTCGGCAAAGGCAATGAGGGCAACACGGTCAAGTTCTCTAAGGCAAAGGAGGAACAGAAAACCGCTGTCCTTTTCCAGAACGAGCCGATGATGGAAGTAATCCGTGGTGCTATGAAGGAATGGGACCCGGAAACCAAGTACATTATGACTGGCGTTTACTCCAAGGAGGACAAGGCGGTCATTTTCGATCTGGCAAAGGGTATCCCTTATGCCCGGAGACACCTTAAGAAAAACATCGAAGAATAAGCACTAAAATAGCAGCCCTCCCAGAACAACGGTTGGGGGTGGGCTGCTACTCTTTATTCTGTCACTTCGACCGCAAGCTGTGTTCCGTCAAGAAAATGGAACTCCAGCTCGCCGCCATGCTGGACGATTACATAGTCCAGAACCTTGCCGACCAGCAAAAGGTCGATTTCTTTCATCGGTTTCATCTTGGTAAGCTCCAGCATCTGCTTTGCCCTGAAGCGTTCCAGGGCGTTGCCGCTTTCAGCCTGTGCTTTCCAAGTTTCTGTGAACTCTGCCCGGTTCTCCAGAATGCCATTCCACGCCATAACGAAAGCCCCATGCAAATCCGATTCTTTCAAGTTCTCGCTGTGGCAAGTGACCACACCTTTTTCTCGATAGCGGTTGCCGCATTGCCAGACCTTGTAAGTGTTGTTCAGGCGGTACCAGGTACGCCGCCAGAAAACCTTGCCGCACTCTCCGCACAACACCCGGTTGGAAAAGGGTTGCTCATCTGTGTAACGCCCCATCGTCCGCAGGCTGTGGGCTGCCATATAATTCTGCCGCCGTTCCAGTTCAAGCTGAACCGCATCCCAATACTCTGGGTCGATGATAGCTTCGTGGTTACCCTTGACATGGTACTGTTCCAGTTGACCTTCGTTCTTCACAGTCTTTTTCGTAAGATAATCGGAAGTGAAAGTCTTCTGCAGAATGGCATCGCCCATGTATTTCTCATTCCGCAAGATCCCGAAAATCGTGCTGGCCTGCCACTTTGCTTCGCCCATGCACCCCGGAACTCCTTCATCCCGAAGGCGGCGGCTGATAACATCGGGATTGATGCCGTTCATGAACTCCGTATAAATCCGTCGGACAATCGCTGCCTGTTCCTCATTGATGACCAGGTTGCCTTTCTCGTCCTTGTCGTAGCCCAGAAAACGGTTCGTGTTCAGATGCAGAACCCCCTGTTTGAAAAGGGATCGGATACCCCACTGGCAGTTTTCCGAGATTGAACGGCTCTCGTCCTGTGCCAAGGAAGAAAGAATGGTGAACAGCAACTCTCCAGAACTGTCCATCGTGTTGATGCCTTCCTTTTCAAACTGGATGCCGATGCCCAGGTCTTTCAGCTTTCTGGAGTAGTTCAGGCAGTCCTGCGTGTTACGGGCAAAACGGCTAATGGATTTTGTGATAATCAAGTCGATTTTTCCGGCTTCGCAGTCTGCAATCATGCGATTGAAATCATCTCTGCGTCTGGTGTTGGTGCCGGAGATGCCTTCATCAGCATAAATGTCAGCCAGTTCGTAGTTCGGATTCCGATTGATGTATTCGGTGTAGTAGGTCACCTGGTTTTCAAAGCTGTTGATCTGCTCTTCATGGTCGGTGGAAACTCGGCAATAAGCCGCCACCCGGATTTTTCGGTCTGTCACAGTAGCTCGATTGCTCATGCCACGCCGTGCAGGAATGTGTACGATTTCTCTTGCCATATAAATCAGTCCTCTCTTTTGAATGCGTCATATTCATCTTTGGGGTAAGCGGTAAACCGCCGCATCCCATATTCATCTTCATACTGAACCACTACAATCGGCTCAGTAATCGTTCCCCAGCTATTTGCCACCTCTGCTGGTAGCCAGATTCCCTTGCAGGCATCTTTGCTGACCTTGTTATTTGTCCGGCAAACCCAATACTCCTGTCTGCCCTTATTGCTCCAGTTGTGAATTAGCTTTGCTCCGCAGTGCGGGCAGTACATCATATTAGAAAGTGGGTAGGTGTTTTTGCTACTCCGTGGCTTGTCCGTCTTTGGACGGGCTGGCTTTTGCAAATGTTCGCTCCGCTTCTGCAAAATTTCCTGCACCTTATCCCACTGTTCAGGCGGTACGATGGGTTGATGGTTCTCTGCAATGTACCACTGGTCAACCTGTCCTTCATTCTTGCGTTGCTTGCGGCGGCTGTCCCTATAGGTCTTTTGCAAAATAAGATCGCCCTTATAGGAAACATTGTGAAGAACACGAAACACTGCCGTGTCATCCCAATCTCCACCAGCACACCCTGGAACACCATTTTTGTTAAGATACTGCTTAATCTTGCTGGGCCAGATGCCTTGCTCCGCTAAGTCAAATATCTGCCGCACCACTGCGGCTTTTTCTTCATCAATCACGATGTCACCCTGTGCGTTGGCTTTGTAGCCGAAGGTACATTCCAAACCATGGGCTGGAATGCCGCTTTCAAATTTCCGCTTGTAGGTCATCTTCGCGTTAGCGGATGCACCTTCACTCTCTGCCTGGGCAAATGCTGCAAGGATGGTCAACATCAACTCACCTGCACCGGACAGCGTGTTGATGTTCTGAAGTTCAAAAAAAATACCGACACCTATGCTTTTCAGTTCTCTGGTGAACTTCAGCACGGTTTCGGTATTTCTTGCGAATCGGGATATGCTTTTTACCACGATCAAATCTATATTGCCAGCCCTGGCATCCTCTATCATCTTCTGGAATCCGGGGCGGTTTTCCTTATATCCTGAAATGCCCTGATCAGAGTAGATGCCAACGAACTCCCATTCTGGATTGGCGGTAATAAAGCCTTTGAAATAGGTGGTCTGATTTTCCAGGGAGTCTTCCTGCTGAAGACTGTCAGTGGATACTCGCACATAGGCGCAGACCTTTTTCTTCTGCTGTTGTACTGCCTTCGTGGGCTTGATTACCTTGATTCTCATGCTCTGTTCCTCCTTCCATTTGTGGTAGTCTATATATCACTCTACACCGCCGATTAGTCAAGCAATAGCTGTGCTATTTTTCGGTGAATTTTTGTGTGTAAAAAAGGAAGCCCGGCAGCTCATACCACCGGGCAAAACCTTACAGCTTGGTTGCGTAATCGAGAGAAATCCAGCCGTTACGCTTGTCCGCATAGGACTTCAGAAGTCCCCACTTGGTAGCACCAAGGCCGGTCGCTTCCTCAACGATTGTAAACACCCCAGCCCCAGTGAACTTGTACCACTTGGCATAGTTCGTACCAGGACCCTTGCGGATATTGAGGTCAGGAATCTTGACCCGAACCTTATACGGCACTTTGCTGGTTGTTGGAGCAGATGGGGTGGACTGCTGACTACCGCCGAGATTTGCAGTAACTCTCGCTGCCAGATCACCAAGCCTTGCATAGAGCCAGTTGCCTGGACAGCTTTTATTTGCAAACCAGCGGTGAATCGTCAGCACCATCTCATCGGCTTTCGGCTTGTAGTTCAGAGTCGTAGTCTTGTCCCCAAGCCAGAGCAGTTTCTTCTTACCGTTCCGCTTGCAGACATCGGTGCAGAGCTTAACCAGAGATTCGTACACTGCAGTATTCATCGCATACGGCTCAGACATATCGCTGGCGCACTCGATGGTGATGGCTCTCTGGTCATTGGCGCCACTGGAAGAACACCAGCTACGGTTCTTCTCTTCCACGCAAAGGGAAATCCGACCGTCCTTGCCAATGCCGTAGTTACAGCTTGCCTGCCTGGACGGACTGGTGAAACAGCCGCAGATGCTCTCGCAGGAGAGCTGCCCCACCACGCAATGTGGCGTGATGCAGTCGATGGAATGGGTTCTCTGCCCAGAATGGTTCGGGCTGAGTTTGGTATAGGATACCAGGGAACTGTTCGTGTAAGCCATATTATTCATCCTCACTTTCCGAGCGGTCATGGAGCTGCTCTAAAACGGTCTTGATCTTTTCCGGCACAGGCAGACCAAGGTGTGCCGCATTCTCCAGAAGGCTTACGCCCTCGTTGGAGATGTAGAAGAAAATAACTGCGGTTCGCAGGACACTGCCGGTCCCGATGACCTGCACATCAAGGATGTTTGCAATCCCGACCAGCAGGAAAATCAGTACCTTCCGGCAGATGCCCCGGAACCCTACTTCACTGGAGAGGGTCTTGTCGTTGATGGCACACATCACACCCGTGATGTAGTCGATGACTACAAAGGCAATGAGGGCATAAAGCAGGCCATCGCAGCCACCGAGAAAGTAGCCGAGCCACCCTCCAATGGCAGTGAAAATAAGCTGAATCGTGTTCCAGAATTCTTTCATGGTGTTTGTCCTCCTTAAAATTTGGTGTAAAAAAAGCACCTCCGAAGAGATGCAAGTTTCCGTTTACTGCTCTTGAATGATATAAGTGACCTTCATGGTCTTGTCCGCTGTTTTCGTAACGGGCTCCGACAGGTTGTTGATGGTTGCGAGGTAATTCGACAAAATCCCAAAGCCGGCCGTGGTGTAATTACCACAGCTAATAAAGTACACCATCGGATTTCTCAGCACTGGGGTGTAGCAATAATGGCGGTTGCTACTGTACAGACGGTTGCTTTCCATTTTCAGGAACTCGTTAGTCGCACTGTTTCCCACATAGAGGTCATTTCCATTGTCATCGTAGTAAATGCGGCCGTTGACTGCAAACTCTGGCAGACCAGGAATGGTAGTCATTCCATTCTCTTTCATCTGCACCACATTGGCTGGATTGGTCAGCTCGAATTTGTAAACATGATACGGGCTGTTGTAGCTTTTCACATACACAAAGCCGTCATGCACATAGGCATATCTCATACCATCTGTAGACAGCCCGACATCCGTGGTATTTGTCATCGTATAGCTGGTGACCTTCCAAGTGCCAAAATCAATCTTTACAATATTGAAGGTTTCACCCGGCTTTGTCTGATAATTTGCAGCACCACAGACATATAGTGCGTTGGTAGCCGGGTCAAAATTATAGGCATTCCGGCCAGTCACATCGATGCCCTCATCAAGTGTCCACTCTTCCACCAACGGCTTCTTATACCTCGGATTTTCCAGAACAGACACTGTTTTCAGATAGGCTCTCCGCTTGGTAATCGTCAACTTCGTACCACTATCAAACCGAAAGTAATAGGCGGCATCAGTATCAAGATCGATGACAAAAAGAAGCTCGGTCGTGCCAACAGTAAAACCAGTGTATTTATCGCCAGTATTCGCCCCAGTATAGTCGGTGTACACATACTGCAAATAACCACCATCCATAATCACAAATGGAGGATGGTCGGAAGTAAACACTGCATCTGTACTGCCATAGGCGGTGTATCCGCCATTGACATGAGTCAGGCAGACACACGCAATCGTTCCGTTTGCCTGAGAGGTCTGGAAATCATACACATACTTCATATAGCGGTCGGTCAAGTTCAGTTCGCTCTCCGTCTGGTTGAAACTACCACGAACCTTGCCCGTGGTATTGTTCTGCTGCCCATAGACTGCACAACCCACCAGTCCGGCATTTGCAGGTGGATAAAGCCCATCCGCATTTTCCTCGATGGTGTTATCGAACAGGAGCAGTCCGCCCAGTAGTTTCTGATAATATGGGGCAAAGCCGTCATACATCCTACCAGGGTCTTTCACCAACCCCAGCGGCTTGAAGATATTTGCCAGGGCGTTGGTCACCATGTTCTGCTCCAGCACCGTTTCCGTCTGGCCGGTATTCACATCTGTCATCTCGATTTTCATTGTTCCTTTAAGCATCTCACGCCCTCCTTAATTGATATAGGTGATCTTGAACCGTGACAGAGCCGCATTGTCGTGGAGAATAAATCGGAAGTGGATACGTTTGCTCTCCGGCAGGCTGTTCCATAGTTCCTCTACATCGGTGTTCAGCCAATCACCAAGCTGAACTTCTTCAGAATAACTCCCACCGTCATCCAAGGAAATGCAGACACCGACCATGCCTGAATATTCCGCTGTCAGCAGCTTGATACCGATAATGGAAATATGACTCATATCCGCTACTGCTTCCAGTGTCTGTGGATAGGGATAGGCTTTGGCAGTCATTTTCAGCAGTTCTTCACTGCCACCAGCTTTCCACAGATACATCTCTGGATTCACCAGCGGAGTCAGCACTCTGGAAGACGGTAATTCCTCAAATCCATACTTAAGGAACATCGCCGCCGTAAGGGAATCAACCTCACAGGGAACCAGTTCTTCATCCGCTACGGTATAAAAGTTATCGCCCTGTTTCAGCAGGTAGCCATAAGAGAACGTGTCGCTCTCCTCATACATGGCGTAGTCGATGATCCATTCCTTGCCCTCCGTATCTTGATGATAAAAACTTACCTGTATACCACTACCGCTACCATCCGCCAGGGTCAGCGGAATGGTCTTTCCGTTGCATACCAGCTCGGAATAACCCAAATTCCCGGCATTGGTCGGTGTCTGGATAACATTGAGGAACATATCGTTATTGGAGAGCAACAGTAACTCGTAAATGAGCCGATTGGCTTCGACCCGGTCACGATAAACGGTATAGCCCTCAAAGCGGTATTTCAGAAATTGCAGACCATTGGTGGTTTCTCCTGTCTGGCGATACATTGCTGTGGAGCAACCATCCCTTCGGAGGATCTTCAACTGCTCGGAATTTGCTCCCAAGCCAATCCAGTGGTTACTGGAGAGGTAAAGCGTTGCTGCCAGATTCCCGTTAAATTTGAAATCTGCAAGTCCCGCAGTTGTATAGGTGCTGTCATCGTTGTAGCCATCATGGATTACTTCCATGCCCTCGGTGGTATTGAGATATGGGATCAGAACCGTTTTCAGAATCCCTATTTCCGCAACCAAATGCACGGTCACTGGTGTAGCAAAAGTGAAAGTCAATCCATTGCAGGGAATCGGCTCAGTCGGCTCATAAGGCAGACTGCCCTGGTAGACCTCCTCGGTCATTTCTTCATCTGCAAAAATCGTGATTTCACCATCACCCTCAAAACGGTATATCCGTAATGCCTGTTCTGGAGCATAGGAAAAAGGGCTTTCCGAAAGCTCGATGTCCTCCGGCTGCCCCTTTCTCCACAAATATTTGTTTTCCTCTATCAGCACTTTGCCACCTCCAGTTTTTCCACTCTTTCGAACTGCTCTGTGTTTACCGCCAGATGCTGGAGCATTCCTCGGTTGATAGCCTCTGCTGCGGAAACAAAGGTATAATCGGAAACCATGCAAAAGGCGTTCTTTTCATCCAGCTCTACCATCGTCCTGTTGTATTGCGGCGGGAAGTTTGCATCGACTGTGAAAGTCTTGATAACTTCCATGACAGTCAAACGCTCGTTCAGCAGATCATAGCCAAAGTCACCATCGCCAAAAGCAATCCGTGCAATGGACTGTGTAATAGCAGAACGGCTCTGTGCCGGATAAAGAATGGAAACAACATCGCTTTTAATCGGGTCTGCAACCAGACCAACCTGTCCGATGCCAATACGGTCGATGTTTTCCGTGATACTGATACGACCATTCCAGTCACCGATACCAGCAACCAGACCTTGACCACTGATGGTAGCACGAATTTGTGCTTCACCGATATTCAAGGTGCCGCCTGTCATTTTTAGATATACAGAAAGCGTGTTCTCGCTATTTGCAACGACCTGGGTAATGGGGAGGAATAGAGTCAAAATGTGCTTTCCATCAATACAAGTCTTGGTGGGTTTGAAGTTCTCCACTTCTTCCAGGTTCATCTTGTAAATGACCGTCAGTTCCGCCTGCCCCTTTTCCGTAAAAGAGTAGGTCACTGGCTTTTTCACTGGGGTATCCGTCACACCATCTTCTGTTGCCGCATCCTCGTACTGTGCTGTACCAGTGATCTTCTTTTCCACTTCATCGGCATTGACTTCCAGCAAAAGCTCCGCTAAGAACTGTGCAGTCGTTTCTTCCTTTGAAGTGAATGTGATGGAAAGAACTTCTGTCGGAGAGGTGCCGATTTTGAAGGGTGAAACGTTTGTAAAGTTGTATACTACAATTTTTCCGGCTTCTACCGTATTGAGCAGACCAGAGATGTTCTTCTCATTCCGGCTTTTAGCACTGGAGAGCTTTGGATTCTTACCAACACACTTTAGGCTGTGCTTACCGTTCACTTTGTAGGTAATACCTGTAATGCAAGAAATCTTACTCTCATCCGCATGACCACCAGAAAAGGTCAAAATGTCACCGGGGTCCAGAGCCGGGTTGCCAATGGTAGTAGAATCGAAGGGAACATAGTCAACTACCACAATCCGATCCAGAATATTTCTGAGAATGCGTTCTCTCGTGGTTTTCAGACCAAATTGTAAAAGCGGATTCACTCCAAGATTCAGTGTTAATCCATCGTCTACATCCAGAGCATAGTATTCAGCGGTTTCTGTTCTCATATTGGTGGAGGATACCGCCGTGTACCGGGTAACAAAATCTGAATAGGAACTATCGAACCGCTGAGTCGTAGGAATATCCATCACAGGAGTGGTGCCGTAAGAAACAAGTTCCAGCCGCCCTTCTCTGTCAATTCGGCAAAAACACCCCAACACCTGGGCCGTGTAATATAGCAGATCACGATAGGTTTCTATGTCATTATCCGAATAGATGCCCAGCACTTCCTTGCCGTTTGGCATCTGCTCGATCTCCTCACGGCTGTGTGCCAGCTCCACCTTACAGTCGTTGCAGGCAGAAGCAAGGAAATTGTATGCCGTACCACTGGATGCATTCAGCTTTAAGGTCTTGTCGAATCGGAGCATATAATCATAGGCTTTCAGTTCCAGGCAACGGATAGCTCGGTTTGCTTCGCTGACCTCAAATACGCCCATAGGAACTTCTTCCTCCGAGCCATCCTCATACACCAGATGGAATGATAGCCGAATCTCTGCTCCGTCCAGAGTATAACGGTCAACATCCGAATACAGGCTAATACCCATTTCAGCCGCATACACCGTACCTAACTCAATCTCCGTACTTCCGCAGCACTGCCGGGTAATGTAGCCGGAGCCTTTCACAATGTCTTCATTCCCAAATGGATAGGTCTGGTGATTCTTCGTAACGATACTGCCCGTCCAGTAAAATGTACGGGTGTTTTTCTGCACCGCTTCCATGAATTTATCGCTGACTGGATACATCAAAACACCCCTTTCTTAGAACTCATTCAGCGTAAAGGATACCTTCCACAGTCCTTTGTAGGAGGTGTCCTTTTCCAGCTTTGCCTTATATCCCGTGATATACATCTCCGCTTCCTTCTGCTCCAGCGTTTCCGTATCAAAAAATCGGACGCTGATCTTTGCTTTCTGTTTATACATTGTCAGCTTCTTCAGCCAACGTGGAGTTACAGAAAAATCAACGGATATGGTGTGAACGCCGGAACGCACCACATCCCGCTGGGTAGTCCCAGCTTCTGTTTCGCCGGAGGAATCTGCCTCCACATCGTCCATCGCTACATCGTAGGATGTCGGTAAAGGAAGATTCTCCCCGTCAAAAACAAGATACTGTATAAATGCCATCGGCGCACACCTCCTTATCGACCGCCGGAACGAAGGCTCATCCGTTTCTGTGCATCCACGATGACTTCGTCCAGCAGGGTATTTCCCAGATAGACTGGGATAGAAATCGTGCCTGTGTTCTGGCTACCCATGCCGTCCAGCATCTCACGGATACCAGAAAGCAGACTGGACACAGCTCCATCAGACACACCGCCATTGGTACTGCTACCGCCAGCCATCTGAATAGCAGACACCTGGGGATTGATGACCATATCAGCAGCTACTCCAGACACGGCTTTCTGTACCAAACCACGGCTCTTTTCGATGCCTTTCGCCAGACCAGACATGAAGTCCGGCATCCAGCTCTCGTAGTCCGTCAAAGGTCCTTCGTCCGGGACCGAGAAATGCAGGACGGAACGGATTTTATTTGCTACTCCTGTCACGGCATCGGTGACGGCACTGATGCAGGACTTGATGCCGTTGACGATGCCCATGACCAGGTCTTTGCCCCAGATGAACGCCTGGGATGCAAGCCCCTTCACATAGCCAACCGCTTTCTCAAAGCCGGAATGGATGACCGTGTATATCTGACCGATGATGCTGCCGATGGCAGATTTTACATTGTTCCAAATGCTCGTGATGACCGACTTAATCGTATTCATCACAGAGGAAATCATGGATTTAATGCCGTTCCAAGCCGAGGACACTACACCCTTGATGGCATTCATCACTGTAGTGACCGCATTTTTAATGGCATTCCACACAGTCGTGACTACACCCTGGATAGCTGTCAAAACCGTGGTAACCACGGACTGGATCGCCGTCCAGATGGTCTGGAATACATTCTTGATGCCCTCCAGCACAGGGGTAAGAAAAGCAACGATGGCATTCCAGATTTCCTGTATCTTC